TTTTCATCAATGAAGCTAACAAAACAAGTTACGACAAGGTGCATGAGTTGATTGCGAGAGCAAAGAGACGTATATTTGACTACAATCCGAACACTGTTTTTTGGATAGATGAGTATTTTAAGGGTAGAGAGGACACTCATTTTGAAATACTCACGTTCCAAGATAATGAAGCTTTGTCGGATGCAGAGCGCGAAACTATTTTAGATTATAAGGTCAGGGGCTTTATTAATCCTGACCTCGAAAATTACGACACGGAGCATAACATCAAATCTGAATTTTGGGCGAACAAGTGGAGAGTTTACGGATTAGGAATGACTGGTAAAATTGACGGCTTAATTTACACTGACTGGAAAATAGGAGAATTTGATGAAACACTCCCGTATCGCTTTGGTTTAGACTTTGGATTTTCAAATGACCCTGACGTAATGGTAAAGCTTGCGGTTGACGAAAAAAGGGGCGTTATTTATCTTGAAGAGAAAATGTATCAAAAAAGACAATCAACCGACCAACTTATTTCGAGGCTCAAAACAATTGTGAAGCCTAACGAATTGATTTTGGCGGATAGTGCTGAACCTCGATTGATTAATGATTTGCGCAAACACTTCAATATCCGACCGACCAAAAAATGGAAAGTAGTTGAGAGGATTAAAAAGATGCAATCGTATCAATTAATTGTGACACCAGACTCTCGAAATCTGATTACTGAATTAGAAAATTATACGTGGCACGACAAAAAGAGTGAAACGCCAATCGATGCGTTCAATCATCTCCTGGATTCTGCTGGCTATGCACTTACAGGTATGAGCAATTTTACATTTTCAATTGCATAATTATTTTTTGATTTTAATATTTGCATTAACGAATTATTATTCGTATTATTGCGAGATAAACTAAAAAAAACGAAATGAGTTTTTTTAAGAGAAAAAGGAAAACCGACACACAGAAATTCATTCGTGAATTTTATACTGAACTTATCGGGAGCAATCCTGTCGTTTGGTACAGTTACAACGCTGAAGACTTCGTTAAAAACGGTTATACGTCGAATGCAGAAATTTATAGCATTGTAAAAAAAATCATCGACAAGGCGAACGTCGCAACACCTTACGTTTATGTCGATAAACAAGGAGTTAAGTCGAAACGATATTTGACAACGAAAGGATCTCGCGACACGGCATTCGGAGCTGCAGAACATCGGCTCGAGATACATAAAGCGCTCGATTACGCACCTGACAACCTCGATTTGTCGATGTTATTAAAGAAGCCGAATGCGGATCAAACATGGCGTGAGTTTATCACGCTTGTAAGAATTTTCTATTTCGTGCAAGGCGAAGCGTTCATTTACCGTGAAGCTGGAGACGACAATTGTGCATTATCGCTTCATGTTATCCCGGCACATCTTATGAATATGCACATCGATAACGGCAAGTTGGTAGGCTGGAGGATGAACCTGCTTAATGGACAGTTTCGCGATTTTCTCGGCGACGACATGAACGACATCCTTCACATGAAGATGTCAAATCCGTTGTTCGACGCAAAATATAGTCAGTTTCGAGGATTGTCCCCGTTGTTGGCAGGTTTGAAATATTTGAAGCTTGACGACACGGCAATTGAGAGCTGGGTTAAGTCGGTCGAGAACGAAGGAGCGAAGGGGTTGATAAGTCCCAATCATGCCGACCCAAACTTATGGTTGACGCCGGAGCAGGTAACGAAGACACAAGAGGTAGTAGAGGCAAAGATACACGGATACGATAATAGGAATAAATTGGTTGTCAGCGCAATGCCGCTTCAGTACACGCACATCGGCTTATCGCCTGATGCGTTGAACATCATACAGGGACTTGATCATGCAGGTTACAAGTTATGCGATTTGTGGGGAGTGCCAGCTACGTTATTCGACCCGAACCCGACATATCAAAACATGAAAGCTGCGAGCGAGCGTTTCGTTAAGGAAGTTATATTACCTTACTTGTCGGCAGAAGAAGACAAGCTTAACAGCTGGCTTGTAGAACCGTTCAAAATACGCGACAAAAAAAATTACGTTATCGATTACGATCTTTCGTCTTATGAAGAATTAAGACTTACGTCAGATCAAACCGACGCTTATTTGAAAACTCACACGATCAATGAAGTACGTGTGATGTTAGGCAGCGATGAGCTTGAAGAAGAATATGCTAATCAGGTGTTCGTACAACAAGGCATGGTCCCGTTATCGGATTACAGTGTTGAAGATATACAGATTTAAAAGATGAGACTTACGCGTTACATACAGATCGAGAGCCGCAGGCAGACAACTTATGAAAGGTTGTTTGCCAGAGAGGTTTTGAAAGCGTTCAAAAAGAACGCAGAGACGTGGATTGATTTTAATATTGTAGGTAACGCAGTAGGCGAAGCGCTTGAAAAGGTTTATCGCGTTACGTTACAGGATTACTTGTCGAGACAATGGGATCAATTAGACGGCAACGTTATTCAGAAGAAGGAAAGATTTTTCATGCCGGCATGGTCTCAATGGATCGAAAATTATATTTTGGCAACGCTTGTAAATAAAGTCGTTGGTATTGACGACACGACACGTGAGCTTTTAATGCAGGAAACGATCGCAAGCACGTCGATCGGAGAAACGCGATCAGAATTTTCGAAGCGGATCAGAAACGTGATGGGAGGTGCTGCAGGCAAGAGAAGGGCGAGAGTTATCGCGCGTACTGAAGCAGGCAATGCGATCAATATAGCAAAAGCGAAATCGGCAGAAGATTGGGCAGCACAAACCGACATTCCGATCGGCAAATTGTGGATACATCGCGGCGCTAAAGATCCGCGTGATTGGCATGTTGCGATGGATACAGGTGTTGAGATACCGAAGGACGAACCGTTTATAGTAACTGATCCGAATACAGGTATTACCGACCGTATGATGTACCCGCATGATCCGTCGGCTTCAGCAGGCAACGTGATCAATTGCGGTTGTCAGGTTATTTATGTTAGATTAAAAACAGAACAAGATGGAAGAAATAATTTTTAAGAACCTTTCAGAATTTCGCGACATCGATGAGCAAACAGGTATCATCAAAGGTTACGCGAATGTGTATAACGTTAAGGACAGCGACGGAGACATTTCGTTGCCTGGATCATTCTCGAAGACGGTAGCCGAGCGAGCGAAAAAGATAAAGATATTCAAGAACCACACGCCGCAGTTGGTAGGCGTTCCGTTGGAGCTTGATATCGCAGATCCTTACGGTCTCGGACTTACGGCAAAGATGCTGATGGATACTGATGCTGGCCGAGACGCGTTTCATGAAGTGAAGTTTCTGCACGAGAACGGATTCGAGAGCGGGTTGAGCATCGGCGGCTGGGTAATGAAACGTAATGAAAAGAATAAGGCGGAAGTACAGGAATACAAGTTAAAGGAGATTTCAGTACTTACGACCGAAGAGCCGGCGAATGGCTTATCGTTGATTGATACCGTGAAGTCGGTTAACAGTCTGTCAGAACCGACACAAGAAGAATTTTGGAATATCATCGAGAAGGCTTACAACGTAAGATTTTCCGATAACATATTGAAATCGTTAGAACAATTTTTGACACTCAAGGATAAAGAGCCTGATCAGCTTGATGCTGACACAACTCAAGCCGTTGAGCCGTTGATCACAAATATTTACGAGTTATTCATTTAAAAACAACTATTTAAAACAAAAACAATTATGGAAGATATTGAAAAACAAAAAGCTGAATTGCTTGAAAAACAGAAACAGGAAGCGTTGCAAAACGTGAAAAAAGCCGCTGAAGATGCTGCTCAAAATGCAGTGCAGGAATTCATCGATAAAAAGATGAGTGAGATTGTATCGAAATTCGATAATGTAGCGACAAAAGAAGAAGCTGAAACATTAAAGTCTGATTTCTATAAACAGGTGCAGGAATTACAAGCAAAATTGAAAGAGATTAACCAAACACGCGGTACGATCAAACAAAAGACTTTCAATGAAAATCTCGCTGAAGCTATAAAATCGAACGAAGATGCTATCAGAGGTTTCAGAAAAGGATCGCCTGAATTGCATCTTACATTGAAAGCTGTTGGAGACATGAGTATTGCAAACAACTTTCCTAATGCAACTCCTTTCATTCAGGAAGTGCAGCAAGGACTGATAACTAATCCTTACAATCGCAATCGAGTGTGGCTGGCAGATCTTTTGCCATCTGCTACCTCAACTGCCAACAGCGTTATCTATCCGAAAGAAAACGGTGGAGAAGGTGCAGTAGCATTTTGGGATAAGACAGGCGACAAGGCGCAAGTTGATTATGACTTTACCTCTCAATCGGCATTCTTCAAATGGATTGCTGGTTATGCTGTAGTTGATCGCGAGATGCTTGATGACATTGTATGGCTTACTGGTTATCTACAATCAAAACTGTTGATCGGTTTGAAAACGGCTGAAAACAGCCTTATTCTAAACGGTACAAGCGATTCTGCAACTAACCCTGTAATCGGATTGATTGCTTCTGCAACAGCTTACGACGGTGAATACGCAGCATTATTGGACATGATCATTGACGCTGCTTACGGCCAAATTCCTGAAAAAACAAACGACTTTTATGTACCGACTAATGTTATTTTGCATCCTCGCGACATCGTTAAAGTAGGATTGAATAAAGCATCAGGAAGCGGTGAATACGATTTGCCTATTGGTACTGTAATGTTTGCGAACGGTCGCTTGTCGATAAGTGGGCTTGAAACAGTTGGTACTACATCGATAACGAAGAACGACTTCATCGCTTTTGATAGAAATGCTACGATGTTCTTACGCAGGATGAACCCTGAAATTCGTTTGTTCGAAGATAGCACTTTGGCAAAAGTAAATAAAGTGATGTTTAGGATCGAGGAAAGAGTATCGCTTGCAGTGTTCAACGGTAACGCTATTGTTAAAGGTACAGCAACTGCTTAATGTTTAATGTTTAATGTTTAATGTTTAACAGGGAGCGGTTAACTCCGCTCCTATAAACTAATAAAAAAAAATGGCAAAAATTAAATATAACGCAAAAGTTTGGGAAGCAACGACGACAGAATGGGCAGCTGATAACACTATCTATTCACCTAATGATCTGCTTTTCGATACTGTTTCTGGTATTTATAAGCGTGGTAACGGAGTAAATAAATATTCTGATTTGTCTGCACTTGGTGAAGTGGCTGCATGGTCAGATATTACAGGAAAGCCTTCCGTTATCGCGGCTGGATCAACGGCAGCAGCAGCATGGGCTGTGATAGATGATGCAGCGATCGGGACTACTGCTACTACGGCAGCTGCAGGTAATCATGATCATGCAGTAGTGGAGGATACCGCAAGCGGACTGGCAGCCGCAGCCAATATACAGGCTTTGGCGATTGCTCTCTCCACACGCATCAAGGCGTTGGAGGATGCACCAGCAGAGTAATTAATTTGTGGGCGGGCAACCGCTCACATTAATACTAAATAAAAATGAAGGTATTTGTAAAACATTTGAATACGATAGTAGATGTATCTGAAAGCAAAGCGAAAAAATGGTTCGCTGCTGGATATGCAGAATATGTAGATGCTTACAAGAAAGACAAACAAGTAAAACGAAGTAGAAAATGATAACACTCGATGACGTTAAGGAAGCGCTGCATATAGACTTCACAGATCAGGACAGTTATTTGCAGTCGTTGCTTGACGCTGCGATCGACAAAGCTTTGCGAGTGTCAGGAATAAGCGCTACGATAACGGTAGTTGATGAGTTTGGCGTTGAAACAGTAATTGAAAACCCTGAAGCCTCATCGGCAGAGTTTCTGAACGCGATACTTGAAGATGTTGCTTCGATGTATCAGTCGCGTGGCGATGTTCAGACAGGAAGCGAAAGCTCGATGTTTACGTACAGAAGACATTCGACTAAACCTATCTTTTAAATTTCAAAGACATGAAAATTGGACGATACGATCAGGTAATTGAGTTCTGGAGCGAAGGAATGGTAAGCGACGGATACGGAGGTTACACACCTAATCCGTTATTGGAATTGAAGACGTGGGCACGTATCGAACAATTGAAAGTGTCGGCTAACATCGAACAAGCACAGATGCAGTTACCGACTGTTTATCGAGTAGGTATAATGTTAAGAGCTGGCTTCATGCCGTCGGTGCAACATATCGTTAAATGGAGAGAAAATAATTTCAGGATCATAAACGCTCCAATCGTCGAAAACGTCAGATACGGAAAAGAATTGGTGTTCGACATAACGGCTAAAGATTAAGAAGATGGGAAAGGTGATCAATACGACTTCTGATAACTTGAAGAAGTACAAAGCAGATCAAATCAGAAAGATGCGATATTTGGTCGTCGATACGGTTACAACGATCGAGATTGAGGCAACAAGGAAAGCACCGGTAGGCGAGGATGGAGATATTTTCATAAACATCGACAAGCGTTTCACGAACAACGACATGACAGGTGAAGTAGGTGTTATGGGAGAAAACAATTTGGCCGCTTACTTTGAATTTGGTACAGGATTGTCGGCGCGTGAAATACTCGCTCCTTACCCTGAATGGATACGCGAAATTGCTTGGAAATTTTACATAAACGGATTAGGTACTTTGAAGGGGAAACCGTATCTTTATCCGTCCGTTCTTAAGAACACCGAAATATTCAATAAGAAGCTGGATGAAATTGTGAAAGAAAAAACGAAAGACAATGGATAGAGCAACCGAAATACGAGGAAAGATAATGACGGCATTGAGCGGATTAAAGTATTCGAATACTTCGAATACTTCGATACCTGTTTTCGATGAAGTTGTCAATCCGGCAGTTACGTTACCGGCGGTCGGTGGAGCGCAGGAAGTTTATGTCGTTTTACAAGACCAGCAGGAGCAATACGCTGCTGTTCAAACTGTTTGCAATCCGAGATTCGAATTGAGCGTAACGATAAGAGTTGTAACGAAATGGGGAACGGTCGGGAAAAAGAAGCTTTGCGAGGACATCGGAGACACGATCATAAACTTGTTGCGTGACGACAGGGGTGCTTCAAAGATCGATGGTATTGACAAGGTATTGCTTGTAACAGCTCAATCAATAGCTGAAACAACGATAAATAATGTAGCTTTTAGTAAAATAATCATTTTAAATTTTATAAAAAATGGCTAACAATTATCAACCAGGATGGAAATTGGCACGGTTGGCAGTGTGGGATGCTACGGCTGCCGCTTATGTGCCTATTGCGTGCATCACTTCGAGAAGTGAAAGCAACGCTTCAAATGTAATGGAGAAGACAAACGCTTGCACTGAAGGCAAGACGGTTAAGACGATAACAAGTATAACGAGAACAGTAAGCGTGTCAGGCGAAGTAGTAACGGATAACGACGTTAATTCGCTTGACGATTTAAGAGCTTTGCAAGACAGCCTCGAAGCTCACACGTTCAAGGTTTACAAAACATCGGGCGTTGGTGGAAAAGTCGAAACGCCTGAGTATTTTGAAGCGACAATAGAGAATTTGAACGCTGACTACCCCACGGGTGAGGGTGAGAGTGCAACGTTCACGATGGATTTGTCGATAGATGGGGATTATACGTTAGTTGATCCACACGCAAAACCTTCGGAGTAAGTAAAACTACAATTATTAACAATTTAAAACTATAACATCATGGCATATATAGAAGGTTGGAAAATGGCACGGCTGGCTTACAAGTCAGGAGGCACGTATGTACCTGTCGCTTGTATAACATCAAGGAGCGAGGGCAATGCAACAAATTACAGGGAGAAAGTAAATGTTTGCACGGAGGGGAAGTTAGTCAGGACACCGTCAGGCATTATACGTACAGTTAGTGTATCGGGTGAGGTTGTTGATGCAGGCTCCCTTCAGGAGTTAAGGACTTTGCAGAACAGCAAGGCTGAGCAGATTTTCAGGGTCTACAATACTGCGGAAACGGCGCAATATTTCAAGGCAATTATTACAAATCTGAACGCCGACCACCCGACAGGAGAGGGCGAGGATAGTACATTTACAATGGATTTGGACTTAAATTCAGATTATCAGGCAACGGATGTTTTTGCATAACGATTAAACATTGAAACTATGTACGCTACTGAAATAAGTGTAAATGGAAAGACGATACCTATCCGATTCGGGACTTACGTGCTTAAGAAGCTTGCCGACGACGGTATCAGATTACAGGACTTGTCGGATCGCATAGCCAACAATCCTGCCGACATCATACCGAAAATTATTTATTACGGTGCGATCAATGCTTCTGAAGAACGTCGAGGCGATAACGTTTCATTAAACGACATTTACGATTGGCTTGACGAGATCGAAGGAGGTTTGTTCGGCGATGAGGCATCAAAAGTGATCGATTTGTTCACGCAGCAAATGTCGGACAGCGTCCCAAAAAACTCGAAAGCGGGGAAAGCGTCCCCGCAGAAAAAAGCGAACGGATAAGTGCTGCCGAAGAATTCACGATCAATCACTTGTCGTTTGCGCTCGGTGAATTAGGACTTCGGATGGATGAATTCTACGACATGGCATGGTGCGAATATCTGATTAAGTGTTACGCGTGGGCAAGGATGGAAAAAGAGAAGTGGAGACATACGCGCATGATAGCTTATGAAGCGAGGATCGGAAGTCATCTTGATCCTAAAAGCCTGCCGAGAACGATCGAACAGTACATGCCGCTTGACGGAAAGAAGACAGTAAGTCGAGTGCCGCGATCGGAGATCGAAGCACTGAAACGCGAAAGGGAACAAATACTAAACAAGAATAAACAATGAGTTTCACAGCGATAATAACAGCGGACGCGAAAGGCTTTGAAAAAGCGATTGATCAGGCACAAGCGAAGATCGACGGACTTGAGAAGACTGTCGGTCAACGGCTTTCGTCGATCGGAGACAAATTCACTGACATAGGCAGAAAAGCTTCAGTATTGTCGGCCGCGATCGTAGCCGCTGGAGGTGCTTCATTTAAGATGGCTGCCGATTTTCAGGACGCATTAGGTGCTACTGATCAGGTTTACAAGCAGTCGAGCGATACTGTGAAAGAATGGGCACAAAACTTGTCGTCTCAATACGGCATCGCTAAGAGCGAGGCGTTGAGTTACTCGAACATGATGGGATCGATGCTGGTTAACATAGGTCAATTGACTGAAGAACAAGCAGCGAAACAATCACAGAAGCTTATCGAGCTGGCTGGAGACTTGACTGCGATGTACGGCGGTCGAGTGCAGGATGCAGTAAGAGCGTTGACAGGCGCGTTGAAGGGTAACAACACGATGCTGGACAACTATGGGATGGCCGTAAACGATGCGCTGGTAAAGACACGTGCGCTTGAATTAGGACTTATAGCGCAAGGCGAGGAAATGACGTTGGCGGCAAGACAGGCAGCTACCTTATCGTTGATCTGGGAGCAATCGGCAGCGGCACAAGGACAGGCAGCACGTGAAGCGGATGGAGCAAGCGGATCGATGCGTGCGCTTCAGGTTGAGGTTAAGAATTTGGCTACGTCGTTCGGAGAGATACTATTGCCTATTATCACACCGATAATTTCTGGCATTGCCGACATGGTTAACAAGATCGGATCTCTATCACCTGAATTGCAAAAGACGATCGTCGTTATCGGAGGTATTGCTGCGGCAATAGGCCCGTTGATGTTGGGACTTGGAAGCTTGCTGAAATTAGCACCGCTTATCGGCACTGCGTTCACTGCGATGACAGGGCCGATCGGAATTGCTGTAGCTGCTATCGCTGGAGCGGCAGCGTTGATCGTAAAAAATTGGGATGCGATAAAAGAGTACTTCACGACAGGCGGAGGAAGCGAGATGTTCTCGTCAGTTAAAGCGCTTGCGGTCGATCTTTTTGAAAACATAAAAAACACGTTTAACTCGATACGCGATGTTGCGGTAGCCGTTTGGGATCAAATAGGAAGTACGTTAATGTCGATTTGGAATAACACGTTTGACAGTATCAAAAGCGTGCTGGACTTTTTCATGAATACGGTTAAGAACGTTGCCGACTTCTTACGTGCGATCATAAACGGCGACTTTAAAGGAGCGTTGAATGCTTTGTTATCGCAATTCAGCAACATCTTTGCGTCAATCGGAAGGATCGCAACGAATACGATTTCAAGCATGGCTGGCGTGCTTGGAAAGTTTCTCGACGTCGTAGGACTTGACAAATGGGCAGAATCTGTAAACGGTTTCGCCGACAGGATGGCGAACGCTTTCACGAAACAGAAAGATGCGGCTACCGAAGCTGCTACCGTTATCGAGGAAGTATCAGATAGAGAAGTTACGGCGGTTAGTACTGCTTCGGAAAAAGTCGTATCGGCAACGACTTCAGTAAGCGACACGTTCACGAAGCTTATAGGCACTAATTTGTCGTTGCAGGATTCGATAAAGAAAACATCTGACACAATCGATGAGCTGCAAAGTAAATTGATAAAGTTGCAAACAGGTATCATTTCATCGACAAACGTTCGCGATGAGATTAAAACAACGAAGCAACAAATAAACGATCTATCTGAAGCGCTTAACTTGCTTACAGGCGGTCGAGAGCTTGATTTAAAAGTGAATGCCGAAATGCCGACGATAGCTGCTGACATGAACAAGTTTTTCGACGGCAAGAATTGGACGCTGCCTGCGATTGACAGCAGTTTGCTTCAGACAAGTTTGGCTAAGGCAAATGAAATGATTATCGATTACGGCAACATTATGCAATCAGGAATAACAAATATAGCTGGTTCGATCGGTGAAGCGCTTGGATCAGGTAACTTTCAAGATTTAGGCAAAGGATTAATAGATGCGATGGGCAAACTGGCACAACAGTTCGGCTCGTTATTAATCGGAATGGGTGTGGCTGCGTTAAACCTGCAAACGACATTGATTACACAGCCGTGGTTAGCTATTGCAGCTGGTGCAGCGTTGGTAGCACTTGGAGCGGCAGCTTCTGCGGCAGCGAGTAAGATGGTTAACAACGCGACAAGCGGAGGCGGCGGGTCGGCATCATACCAGACAGCGACACCTGCCTATGGCCCGTCGGAGTATAGGGGGCCATACCGTGACGAGTGGGCTGGCAACGTAACGTTTAAGATAGGCAATAATGAACTCGTAGGGGTGCTGGAGCAGGTAAATAAACGTAGTAACAGGATAGGATGATATGATTTGGAGATTGACATACTGCAACAAGGAGGGTATAGAGGCACGGTTAGATATAATCAAGGGAGCATCAACACCTGTTGAGGTTATCGAGGGTACGGCGACGCCTT